GTCCCGCATTTTTCTGGTTGACTACGTACACGGATCGTGTACATTGCTCACATCAGGCGGATGGATTAGCCAACCGCCATAGGGATGGAGCCCTGATATGATCATCACCAAAGAAACCGCTATCCGTGCCTTCCTCGACGCCCGCGGCGACGACATGATCGACGACGCTGATATCGCGGAAGCCGTTCGTGAGATTGGCGACCCCACCGCCAACCTGCCGGTCACCGAGACCTTGGAAACCGCAGATAACTATCGCGCTGCCGGATATTCAGACGAAGCGCGCGCTTGGGCCGATGAATACCGCGAGCAAGGCCTGACCGTCCTTTCGAAGGTCACGGGCCAGCGCAACACGAAGCGCGGCTATGTCGATATCATCCGCACCGTGATGATCGCCGACACCGGCGACAAGCGTCTGGTGTCGGTTCAGTGACCCCCTACGCTCTTCTGCTCAGGCTCTCCGGCCTCTCCCAGCGAGAGGCCGCGACCTTTCATGACGTCGCACTGGACAGCGTGAAAAGTTGGTGCAGCAACCGCCGCCCGACGCCACCGGGCGCTATAGAGGAATTGCGCGACCTCATTGCCAAGCAGGAGCGGGCGGCGAGGGTGGCTCTGGCGAAGTACCGCGAGTTAACCGCGGATCACGGACGCCCCGAAACGGTCTCGCTGTCCATTCCCGCTGGCGATTGGCCTGCTGAAAGCGCTGGTCAGATGGCCCTTGCCAGGGTCGCCGCGGCGATCCGCTCAGAGGTAGATCTGGCATAGCGTGCGGCCCAGTCGCGACCGCCAGAACCGTCCGCGGCGCCCAACGCAGCGACTACCTGCACAGTTGTCAGTGCCGGCGCTCGACGGACGGGTCTATTGTAATGTCGCCAGGCGGGCTCGATGGGATGCCGCTTCCGGGCTTCTACCGGCTGGTATGCTGTCAGGCCCTCGATTTCGGCGTTCGCTCAGTACCGGCCTTCAATCCACGAGGCGCTACCCCGCTTCAATCCAGCCTATCACGTCGCCGCTTTCATCCAGGCTCGGACCCGTCTTCCGTGCACAGTCCACGGGCCGGAGGGGCGCAACCACTCGATAACCGCGCGCTCTCGCGCCGCTGACAGCAATCCCCCATCCCGGTCATCCAACTCTGTCGTGAGCCAGAGCCGTAGCGGGACAGGGAAAGGCGAAACTCTTGAGCCCTATAGCGGCGGGGGTGATATCAAGTCCCCCGCCGGGCCAGTAGGGCAATTTGATCGGGTGCCCGAGTCCGGTCTCTAAGACCACCGGGGCGCTACCCTGCCTCATGACAGGACGCTTGTCCGGCTGGTGACCTCGCTCTGCTTCGGCCTCCTCCGAGGGAATTCCCGCGCTCCACCCGACATGAAAACGCCCGGCACCATTTCTGGCCCGGGCGGATTCTTTCAACATGGGATTTGGAATCACGCCAACCGCACCCCGTCAACCGGTTTTTCGAAAATTTTTTCGCCTTTCGTCCCTGTGCTTATACGCCGCGACGATCTGGACGCCTTGCATAAGCCTGTCCCAGCGAGCAAATCCGGCAACGGCGTCGAGCCCCGCGAAAATCGACTTCTTAACGGCGTTCGCCGTCCGCCCGGTGCCATTCGCGACCTGCGTCGGGGTTTTTCCGTAACCGACGACCGAATCAAGGTCCCTGAACCGGCGTTCCGTCATCCCCGGCGCATCCATGACGTTCAGCCGCTCCATGGTGGCCTCCATACGGGCATGCATAGCCGCCTGCGGATCGCCGGACCCATCGACGCTTTCGGACATGAAGCCGGGCCCGCCGCCGATGCCATTGGCCCGGTTGAAATAACGCTCCCAGACCTGGGCGGCCCGGTACCGGCAGATCGCGACGTCCTTATCCGGTGCCAGCGATCCGCGGCGGTACATGCTGTCGATCGGGTGGCGCGTATCGAGCCGGGCCCAGACCCGCGGCCCGTTCGGCCGTTCCGGATCCGCCGGCGTCGGCACGAAATGCGACATATCGAGAAGCTGGCCGTCCCGGCCCGGCGCCATATCCGGCGGCGCATGGCTGCCGGTGGCCACGCCCCATCCGCTGATGACGCCAGCCTGGGCCAGCTCGGCGTAGAACAGGCGGCGGCGGCGCTCGATGTGCGGCGGGAAGTAGATGCCCTTCGGCGTTCCGGTGTCGCGCTCGTCTGCCGGCCGGTCCTGGCGGTGCAGCCGGCGCAAGCGGCGTTCCATCTCGCGGTCCGTGGCCTCACGCGCGTAGCGGTCGAGATCGTCTTTCGAGATTTCCGTCATGCGGCCCGCTCCTCTGCACAGATCGCTTCCACCATCTCGATCCGCTGGCCGATCCATTCCATGCAGGGAACGGCCATTGAGTTGCCAAGGGCCTTGTATCTGGGACCGTCCGGGCATCTGTCTGCGCTCTTCCCGCGATACGGAATCATCGTGAAATCGTCAGGGAATCCTTGAAGGCGCTCGCATTCTCGCGGTGTCAGTCGGCGCACGGCCCAATCGGTCGCTATGTTTCGCTCTTGCGCTCGACCGCCGCCGGTGGGGGCTGTCAATAGGCGGAGTTCGGCGCAGGAGTTCTCGGCAAAAGCGACGGCCTGCGTCCCGCCATCCGTGTCAATGGGGCCGCAGTACCCATCCCAGCTATCCGGATCCTGCCGTGCATTGAAAGCTACCGCCACCTGCCCGCCCGCGTTCGCATGGCTTCCGTCATGACCCATCGCACGAAGTGTCGCCGACACTTCGTCCTGTGCATCCGCGCCATAGTCCTTGCTGGAGAAAGCAACAGGCAGAATGGGGGCGCCATCGCCATCGCCATCGCCATCGCTGGATGGGCCCTTGTAGTCACGGGCTTTCAAGGCTGGCGAACATTCTGGCACACCGCAGACGGCGGTCAGACCGCCGTCTAGCTCGAAGTCGGTTCCGAGTCCGCCACCGCCTTGAGTGCGCGCGCTAAGGGTGGGGGCAGGCTTTTGCCCCGCTTCTCGGCGCGGCGGAGGATTCCCCGACAGGCTTTCGCGGTCAAAAAGTACCGCTGCGGCACGGCGCCAGTCTCCAAGATATCCGACAACGAACACACGACGGCGTCGCTGAGGTACAGCTCCGGTGTGCTCGCATGTTCGCACGTATTGAGCGTCAAGAGTCCGGTAAGCGACGCCATACCCGAGTTCTGAAAGTCCGGCGAGGAAGCACCCCAGGGCGTGCGTTTCTTGACCGTCGTGCTCGTCCTCGACCACGATCTCTTCCCCGTCTCCGGGTCCGTTTCCACCCTCCAAGTCGATGTCCGGCGGACATGGATCGGGTATGTCGTCGGTGGTGCTTGAAAAGACACCGGGGACATTCTCCCAAACGACCCAGCGGGGCTTATAGCGTTCAGCAATGGCAAGATAGACGAGGGCCAGGTTACCACGCGGATCGTCCAATCCCTTTCGCAGTCCGGCGACGCTGAAGGGCTGGCATGGGGTTCCGCCGACAAGAAGGTCAATTGCATGGTCTGGCCACTCCTCGAATTTCGTCATGTCGCCATGGTTCGGGACCCCGTTTCCGGAATGCTCCTCGCCGGGCATGTTCGACCCGTAGTGATGCGCCAGAACGGCGCTGGGAAACTTCTCGATCTCGCTGAAGAACGCCGGCGTCCATCCGAGCGGATGCCATGCTTGGGTTGCGGCCTCGATACCGCTGCAGACTGATCCGTAGCGCATCACGCCGCCCTCCCCGCGCTATCCCGCATTGTCACGATCACGGCGACGGCAAGGTCTTGCATGTGCGCCGCGGCTTCCTCTCCGGTCAGCCGGTCACAGCCCTCCGTGGAGAGCATACGGACCAGATTTGCGGAGGTGTCGTAGGCGTCGATCGCTGACGCCCGGTCTTCAGCTGCATGAGCGCTATTCGCCGCGGTCCTGGCGGCGTGAAGGACCAGGTTGGACAGGGCGGCCCGGACAGCGAGCCGGCGGCGTTCCGGGAAACCATGGGTCAGCTGATCGGTCAGCCCGTCGATCCGGGCCTTGATCGTGGGATTATCAAGAATGCTCATGTCCCAGCCACCAGCCGCAGCTGGCCTCCCTCTTCGCCGTATCCGAATTCCTCGAGAATGCTTTCCGGCACCAGACACCGGCCGCCCGGCACCCCGGGTTGATCGCCCTCCGCCGGCCAACTCCCCGTCGCCTTCCAGCGCCTCATCACGACGCGCCAGGATTCATCCGACCGGCCCGCGCTCTGCCCAGCCTTGGCAACCGGCTCAAGCCTGCCCCAATCCGAAGCCGAGTTGCGGCACCACTTCCGCCACGCCGCCATCCAGTCGCGGAACCGCTTGTCCTTCGCCGTGGCGTCGTCTCGGAAATTCGCGGCCGCGCGCCGGGCCTGGCCCGGATCCTTGCCGTACTCCCGGAATATCCGTTCGCCCTCGGCGATCGCATCGGCATCCGGAAAGCCATCCGGGATCGACGTCTCAGGCCTCCGGCGTGGCGCCTTCTTCGGCTTCGCGTCAGCAACCGGGTCAGCGGGGGATATGGGGGGTATATCTGGTTCTGGTTCTGGAATAGCTAGAGCTAGACCATTGTTTTCATTGTCATCGACATTGTTTTCAGACGATTTTCGCGACGTTTTCGCGCGATTTTCAGCGCGTTTTCGCGCGGCTTTCGCGCCATTTTCGGCGTCGAAGTCCTCTTTTTCGAGCCGGTAACCGACCTCTGAAAGCGCGCGCGCCTGGCATATCACGCCATTCTCGATCGTGATTTTTCCGGCCTTCACCAACGCCGATTTCAGGGACCGCCACTTCCTCATCGACACCCGGCAACGGTGCATCATTTCCCGATCACCCTCCTCGTCATCCGGGAGTGGCGCGCGGCGTGAATTGATGGCGTTGCAGATCCGCAGGAGTGCGGCTTCCTGCTCAAGCGTCAGCTTCGACGTTCCGTCGTCCCATTCGCGCGGAAACATCCGGTAGTAGGGATCGCTCATCAAACGCCTCCCGCCAAATCGGCCATACGATTGGTGACGATGTTCCTGGACACGTCGGCATAGAGCTTCACGGTTCCGGTCCGGCCGCCGCGGTGCTTTCGGATCAGGACCTCGAGCGTGCGGTCCTCGACCTCGGCCTGCCACTGCATGGCGCCCTCTTGATCCTTCGGACATTCGGTGAGCTCGGCGTAATAAGCGCCGCGATACAGCATCGCGACGATATCGGCGTCCTGCTCGATACCGCCGGACTCGCGCAGATCGGACAGGACCGGGCGCTTGTCGTTGCGCTGCTCGACCTGCCGGCTCAGCTGCGCCAGGGCGACTACGGGAACCTTGAGCGTCCGGGCCATCTGCTTAAGGGCCGCGCTGATGTCCGTGACCTCTGCCGTCTTGCTGTCGCCGCGGCGGGTATGAGCCCTCACGAGCTGGAGATAGTCGACGAATACCGGGCCCGACTTTAGCCCCTTGCGTTCGGCGTCCCGGTAAAGCCGGCGCGCGATCGCGGTCATGTATGGGACCGTCATCCCGGTCGCGTCGATCACGGGCATCGGCATCATGGAGTCCGGCGCCAGGCGCTTCAGGGCCCGGTGCATGGCAGCGCGCTGATCCTTGTTCGGCCGCGCGATGCCGGCTCGCCATTGCGAGATGTCCTCGTAAGTTGGATGGTCGATCGACGCGAGTTGGGTGTCCTGTGCGCAGACCATTGCCAGCGCCCGCTCTGCCATCTCTTCGGCATCCATCTCGAACTGGAAGAACGGCGAGTAATAGCCGGCGTCGGAACAGCCCTTCTGGCACGCCAGTCCGAGAACGGTTTTCGCCATACCCGGGCGGCCGGCGATGATGATGAACTTCGACGGGCGGAGGCCACCGCCGAGCTTCTTGTCCAGATCCCCGATGCCGGTCGGGATAACCCGGGCATTGGCGCCGCTTTCCAGATCATGAACGATGGTCGCGGCGCTGTCGTGGATGGTCCCGACGGTGTCGCGGGACCGCGAACTGATCAGCGCCTCAAGCGACCGCTCGGTCTCTTCGATGATGTCCGAGGAATCCGCCTCATCATCGGCGCCGGCCGCATTGGCCAGGTCGTTGCCGATCCGGATGAGTTCGCGGCGCAGCGCGAGTTCATAGATGATCTTGGCGTATTCGACCGCGGCATTGCCGGTCACCGCGCCTTCCATCAGCACGGCGAGATAGGTGGTGCCGCCGATCTCGCGCAGCCCGTCATCGCGGTCGAAATGGGTCTTGAGCACCACCGCATCGGCCAGCGAGCCGCGGCCGATCAGGTCGGCGGCGGTCTCGAAGATGCGGCCGTGCACCGGATCGTAGAAATGTCCGGGTTTCAGCCAGTCGGCGACCCGGTGATACATCTCGTTGTCGTACAGCAGCGCACCCAGGAAGGCCTGTTCGGCATCCAGGTTGTGCGGTGCCGTGTCGAGTTCTTTGTCGTCTCGATCGTCTTCGATGAACGGGGCGAGTGCAGTCGTCATGCCGCGCACCTCGCTGTCTCCAGCGGTGCGCGATCGCCGCAGTATCCGGCCGGCAAGCCGTTGACGAGGTTCGAGCGAACATATTGCTCACGGAACCGGTGTGTCTGGTTCCAGGGCCCCTCTTCGACCCAAGCCTCGACCACGTATCCGCGGGCCGCCCAGTAGGCGACGATCTCTTCGGCTTCGCGCCGGGCCCATAGCTTCGCGTCTGCGGTCAACACCATTGATGTCGGTGCGCTCATCGTGCCTCACCCCATGCGAGATATTTGCGGTTGGTGATGCGGCGGTGGGCATCGCAATAGGACCGACCCTCCTCGGTCTTCTGGCCGCACATCGGCATGTCAGCGCCCTGGCGGGGATCGCCCATCGGGAACCGGCACTGGCGATATCCGACGGTCTCCAGCGTGACCTTGCCTTTCGCAGGCGGCGCCGGCGGGACCATCACGTCGAGACGCACGGGATCCGGCTTTGCCGCAACAGGCTTTGCGGCGGGCTTTGCAACCGGCTTCGGCGTTGCTGCTCGGCGTGGAAGCTGGGGAGATTTGCGCGGCTTGAACCCGCCTTTTTCGCCCAACCGGTGGACCTTGCCGAGCACTGCGTTGCGGCTCTTTCCGCGAAACGCAGCCGCGATCTCCGAAGCGGAATCGCCGGCATTCCACATCGCGCGCAAGGTTTCGATTTCCTGATCGGTCCAGCTCATGCAGCGTTCCTCTCCGTCTTGTCGTTGAACTTGCCGGCTTCCATTCCCCAGGACGTCCAGCCGGGCCGATGCTCGCGGCTGAACAAGTCGGCCCGGAATGCGTGCGGCATCAGCTTTTCCGCCGCGGCATAGGCTTCGTCGGGCTTTCTGGAGTTTTCGCGCAGCTGGCCCTCGATCGCGGTGCGGACCGTCTTGGCGGTGGACGGGTTGCCAACCGAGCCGATCAGAAACGGTTCGCTCGCGGAGCGCAGCACGTAGCCAGTGCCGAAGCCCAACTTGCCCCCGACCGTCCGCTTCACCCAGACTCCGGACGTCTTGAACCGGAAGCCCCAGGCCTCCATGACGCGAAGCGCCTCTGGGAGCATCGGATGGGTGGCCCACATCCAGAGGAGGCAGTCGCGACGCGCCAGCTGGTTTACCGGCAGCGCAGCGATGACATCCGTGGGTAGGCAATCGTAATGGGTCTTCGGGTTCCGGCCTTCGCCCTTCGAAGACCAGTTCTCGAATGACCACGGCGGATCCGCCACGATCATGTCGTACCCGAACATGTTCAGGCCTTCGAACGGCCAAGAGAGCCAGCAATATGTCACATCGACCTCCGTTGCTTCCGGAGGTCGATGTATTGGCCGCGGATCGCGCCTGTCGCCTCTCTCTGCAGCGCCGCGCAGTTGTCGTCGCCGTAGGCGATCAGGACGCTTGGCGCGCCGGCGTTGGTGGTCGCCCGGCGTCCGTCCGGCTTGTGGAAGTGCAAACGGGCCTCGATGAAGAGGAGAGCGCCGGCATGGGGCCAGACTTCGTCGAAGAAATACTCGGTTTCTGTGCGCGCGAAGATCAGCGCGATGCCGTTGCCGTGCTGGCGAAGACGCCGCAGCCAACGGTCCACCTGCCGGCCATACGGCGGATTGCACCACACCCGGCCGACCCACGGTTGGACGAGTCCGTTGTCCTTCTTCGTGAAGTGTTGGGCCGCCATCTCCCAAGGGCGATCTTCTGGCGCGCACGGGTCAAGGTCGAACGGGCCCAGGGCTTGAAGAATGAACGGAGGCGTCAACCAAACATCCGACTCCATACGCGCGGACTGATGCCCACCCGTGCCCAGCCGCTTCCCCGCCTGGCCGCCGAAGAGATCGGTATCGCTCATGCCGCCTCCTTCCGGGGACGGCCCCGACGGCGGGTTCGCACGGTGGACATGCCATGCAGGAGGAAAGCGATCTCTTCGTCCCGCTCCCAGCACCAGGCACAGGATCCGCAGCTGGCCTTCTCCGAAAGCTCAGCCGGGCAGACCAGAACGCCCCGGGCCGAAAACGCCCGGTCTTCGACCACGCGCGTCTCCTCGCCGCTGAAACGCATGGCGAAGCGGTCGGGGTACTGGAACCGGGTCAGGGCCAGGGCTTCGCCGATCGCGCGCTCATCATCATCGTCAGCGTCGGGGTGATAGGCGGTGTATCCCCAGACGCGCAGCGCCGGGAACCGCCCCAGCATTCTGCGCCAGAGATCGACGTATTCGACGCTGTAGAAGTCGCCGAGGACATGGAGGCGAACCACGAAGCCGTCCGGGTGCCGGTTGGCGTGCTGCATCACCTCGACGACCAGGACGTCTTCAAGGATCGGCCCGTGCTCGTGCCGGCGGG